CAATAAGCCACGAGTAGTTTCATTCTAATTAACATTTGGTATTAGGACGAGCGAAAACACGGATGATCACGCTAAACACTGCATACAGAGTACTTAGTCCAGTAGTGCAAGGAAAAGTTTTAAATTATTAATCAAAAAATTAAGAGTATGTTATTTACATTTAGTGACGTAATTGTTATTGTAATGATAGTTACAGTAATAGTTTTCACAGCAGTAAAAATGAGAGAAAAAAGCGATAAAGATCCTTTTTAATATTAACAAAGATAAAAAAGTCCTTATAAATAGGCGTAAGCAAATATGATACCACAATTAATATTTTTATTTTTAATAACAATAGGTCTTGGAACTCAGATTTCAAAACATGGAGAACAAAAAAAATCAAACACTTACAATGGATGGATAGGTATTGTTAATTACATTATTACATTAGGTTTATTGTATTGGGGAGGGTTTTTTAATTTACATTAAAAATGTTAGCATCAATAATAAAAGTAAAGGATAAAGTTGAGTATTTACTTACTAATTTCCCTATCTTCAGAGATGATGACAACAAGCTGATAGCCAAAATATGGTACTCAGAGACAAAAAGCAAGAATTTGCGAGATTTTATGATAGAATTTGGTGATAAGAAAATATCATCACCAGAAGCTATAAGGAGAGCTAGACAAAAACTTCAAGAACATGAACCAAGTTTACGTGGTGCTCTTTATAATGCTAGACATCAAAACGGTAAAACCGTAAGATCACACATTAAATTTATAAACTACTAGTTATGTTCAAGAGAAAAGAATTAAAATTTAGTGAAAAATCAGGCGAAGTGCAAGAACATTATTTTTATAGACATGTTATCTGGGAATCAGGTAATGGTAAAAAAACATTGTTAAAGAATATGGATAAAAATCACATACTAAATGTTATTAAAAAACACAAAAGAGGTGATTATAAAGATCCAGTAGATCCAGAATTCATGGAGCTCCTTAAAATGGAGTTAATTTATAGACAAGTAAATAGTAATCATTAAATTAATCAAAATGGCAAAAAAGAATTCAAGCGAAGAGGTAGCTTTTAAAAATCTCAAAAAATCAATCACTAAAGGTGAATTTGAAGCTATACTTAGTGTGGCTAAAAGAGAGTACAAAAGAATGAAAGAAATTGAGCAAAAAGCTCATAAATTTCACAAAAAAACATTGTCTAGTTTAGATGAGCTTGAGGGAGATAATAGAGATCTACAGTTTAGAGCAACTGAAAAGATGGTATTAGGCTTAGCAAATCAAGCTAAAAAACAAGTTGGAAGATTATTTGGAGAGAATATTTCTAGACTTCCTGAATTAACAGATTTTATTAATAGATTTGAAGTATCAGGTGAGGAGCTTCCTTACATTGACTTTAATTTCATAAACGAAGAGAAATAATGGGTAAGAAGAAATACAAAAGAGTAGCAAAGTTTAAAAAGTTTGTAGGAATTATAGTTGAAAAGTTAAGACTTCTTATTAAAGAGAATAATCAAGGTGATGCTGTAATATTTTTAATGAAATCAAGTGAAAACGGAGTTTCATATGTAAAAGGTGATCCTTTAGCAATACATATTCTTCTTGAAGAAACTGCTCAAAGAGATGAGATGTTTGCAACAGTTTTAAAGCAAGTTGCATCTCGTGTTAATGGTATTAATCCAAAGAAGTTTTCTAGTATGCCAGAAGAAAAGAAAAGCAGAGACTTTCCAACAATAGAAGTTGATGGAAATAATGTTCAAGTTGGCTCTATAGGTCTTACTATGGATGAAATTGACAAGATGTCTGAAGAAGAGTTAGAGGTTTATCTTGATAAATTTTCTAATGATGTTCAAGACAAGTTCAAGGAGGAGGATGAAGATGATGAACAAGATAGCTCAGAAGAATAAGATTCAAGCTAATGCAGTCGAGCTCTCAAAGAAACATAGATTCCTATGCCTGGAATGGGCTACTGGGTCTGGTAAAACTCTGGGAGCTCTAAAGATTGCAAAGAACATTGTAAAAGACAATCCTAGTGCTGTTGGTTATTTAATCTGCAAAGAAAGTACACACAAAAAGAATTGGCTTGATGATATAAAGAAACATAATATGGTTAATGTTGGTAAAACAATGAAAACTGTTCTATATGCTTCTTTAAAGAATCAAAAAATTAAAGCTGATTATGTAATATTAGATGAATGCCATGCTTTGACTCCTAAAAGAATTGAAGCTTTGAAGAATATTCTTCAACGTGGCACCAAGTTAATATTTTTATCAGCTACTATCCCCGATGAGAAGAAGTATTTAATGAATGAGCTTTGTAAAAAGATTCATTACAACATTATTACTTTAAATCAAGCTTTTAAGCTTAAACTATTGCCTGAACCGTCACTGATGGTTCATGGAGTTAGATTAAGTAGTGAGATTGTTGACGGGAGAATGTGGGACTTTACAGCTAGAAAGTCTAAAGATGGTCACATTGTAAAATGTAGCCATAAAGGAATGTTTAATGCAATGAAAAAGCACAAGAAAACAGTTGGAATAGTATGTCAAGGGTCAGAGCAAGAATTATACGATGCGATGACTAATCAAATGTCATATTATTATGAATTATCACAAGATATGAATATTGCATACCCTATAAGAACAGGTTGCAGGAATAAGTATCTTAACATAGCGTCATCTAGAAAGAAATTTTTAGCTGAAGTTAAGACAAGATATGTAAAAAGTCTAGTTAATGAGTTTAGAATTAGTAAGTCTAGGTTCATTTGCTTTACAGGATCTATAAAGCAAGTCAAAGAGGTTAGTCAAGGTAATGCAGTTCATTCAGGAAATGAAGAGAATTTCAACCAAGACCTCATTGATTGCTTTAATAGACTTGAATGTGATGAGTTATTTGCTGTTAAGATGCTTAGGGAAGGTATTAACCTTACTCAGATAGAAAAAGGTGTAATTACACAATTAGATAGTGGAATTGGATCATTCTTTCAGATGTTAGGTAGATGTCTTAGACATGAGTTTCCTGAATTACATTTATTTGTAATAAAAGGAACTCAAGATGAAGTTTATTTTAACAACTCCATGAAGGGGTTTAATCAAAAATACGTAACATGGGTTTAAAAAGAAAGGCTGCAAGAGCCTATAGTATTGATGAAATGTTATTCTTAATTAATTATGATTTTATTGAATCAGGAAGAGCTGGTAAAATGAAAGATAATGAAAATTATTCTTATTATGTATTGGGCCCAACTTGCTTTAGTTGTCAGGACAGAAAGTACATGATGTGTGATAGTAGGGATAATACTGAAAACACTGATATAGATGGTTTATTAGAAGCGTATTATGGATCTACTATTGAAGAGGTTATTACTAAATGTTTTATAGATAGAGTAAACCATTTAATATACCGTATAGACGCAAAGTTAGATGGATAATATAATTCTGCCAATTGATGATATTGTTAAGAATGATTTATCAATAAATGAATACCTAATACTTTACAGTATAGCTAACAACAACGCATTGTCAGGAATAATTGATAGTGATGTTGTTGCTTTAGTAAACTTAGAGAAAAAAGGTTTCATTAAGATATCTAATGGAGAATTGTTTCTTAGAGACAAAGCATCTGTGTTTTTTGCAGAAGCTAATGATTTATTCATCAAGTGGCTAGAAACATATCCAGTAATGGTTAAGAAGAAGTTTGGAGGTAAAAGAGCTTTATCTCCCGCTAATGCTGATACTATTTTAGGTAAAAAGTTGTCAAAAAAGTGGAAAGCTGTATTCAAAAAGGATACTGATGCGCAAAAACAAGCCATCAGGGTTCTAGAACTAGAAGTAATTGAAAAGACTAAGTCTGGTGATTTAGAATATATGGTAGAAGCTGCAAGATGGCTTAATGAAGGGTATCACGAGAAGTATTCATACCTTCTTGATAATGATACAGGTACTAACAAGTATGAAAACGAAGATTATATGTAAATTATGATAAAAACTAGAATACATATGTATTATGAAAATGGTGATTTTCTTGAAGAAGGTGTCTATGTTGACACAACTTTTGCTGTAAGGCCTGTAGTTGGAGATATATTACATTTAACTGATGAACAGACTCTTTATTTTCAAGAAAAATTAGAAAATTCAGGTCTATTAAATCTCCCCCATATAATGGATCCAGAGAGTAGAATTGAAGTTAAAAGCGTATTTCTGCCTCAAAACAAAGATTGCATTCAAATAGAAATATAAATAATTATGGGAAAAACATTTAAGTGCGGAGAATGCGGTACAAAGTACAGCACTCCTGGAAACATACCTCCACCTAGTCCTAATTGGGCTGATGGTCATGTTTGTATAATGATGGAAGTAATTGAGTCTTTGATTCCTACAAGAGGTAATATTTACGGTCATAGTCATGTAAGCATGGAAACTGGTGAATTAATTGTAAGCAAAGAGGCTTCAGAAAGAGTTTTTGGCTATGCTAATTCAACTGGTAAGCCACTTCAAACTGGAACACCTGTATTTGATTATGATGAAGAAACAAGTGAAGCTAGGATGAGGATTATTGCTCAGAATGGTAACACGGGTGAACATTACGACAATGCGGATCCAGATGCAGAGTTGCCTCCAGTTAAGGAAATAGATTGCAAGAAGGAGGATAGTAATGGATGATTTAATACAACAGGGTAAAGTAAGAAAAAGACTTGATGAGCTTAAGGATATAAAAGTCCAAAAAGATTCAGGTAAGATTTTTTGCATCCCATTTAGTAGTTATCCTAAATTAGCCGAATCAGTTCCAGGAATAGTTCCAGGAATGATTACAATGATTACAGCCGGATCAGGTGTTGGTAAAACACAAGTAACTAAAGCTCTTGCTGTTAGGGAACCTCTAGAATATGCATTAAAGAATAATATCAAATTAAAGATATTTTATTTTGCACTAGAGGAGTCTAAAGCAGAGTTTATAGATACTATGATATGTAATTTTATATCAGCACGATGTAATATCAGGATGGATTTATTAACGCTTCAGGGTTACAAAGAGCAATCTTTAGACCAAGCT